TAGGACAGAGGATTTTAAATTCCGTTTTTGAAAATCAGCGATAGGGGGTGTGCGGATGGCTGGCAGGAACAAACAGCCGGTCGATGTGCTGACCGCGCGCGGCAAGTCGCATCTGACCAAGGCCGAGAAGGAGCGCCGCAAGGCGACCGAGTCGGTCGTGCCGGTCGCGCTTCGCGGCGTGTCGCCGCCCGGCTACCTCGACAAGTGGCCTGAGATTCGTGGCGAGTTCGAGCGCTACGCCGAGATGCTGACGGCGCTCATGCCCGACAATTTTGGTCAGCCCGATGCCGACTGCCTCGCGCGCTACGTTGTCTCCGAATCGCTCTATGAGCGATACACCTCAGATTTGATGGGGGAGCACGACCCGCTCAACATCAAGAACTTGCAGATCGCGCAGGACCGCGCCTTTAAGCAGGCGCAGGCTTGCGCATCCTCGCTCGGTCTCACCGTGACCGCGCGCTGCAAGCTCGTCGTTCCCGAACGCCGTGAGGATGACGGCGAGGGTGAGTTCTAGCGCGCGAGCGCGGCGGCACAAGCGCATCAACTGTCCCGAGATCACGACCTACATGCGCATGGTCGAGACCGGTAAGGTCAGGGCATGCGCAGAGCAGCATCAGCTCATGGCGCACCTCCGGCGCGTTTTCGCCGATGAGGAACTGATAATCGATACCGAGCGCCTTGCCGAATACAGGCATTACGAGAAGTATTTCCCGTTTGAGCTTTTTGCCTGGGAGCTTTTCGCTTTCGCCCTGTTCATGTGCGTGTTCAACAAGGACGGCACGCCTCGTTGGTCCCAGGAATTAGCCTACATGGGGCGAGGTGGCGGCAAGAACGGATTTTGCAGCTTCATTGCGTTCTGCTCGACAACCAAGGTCAACGGCATTCGCGACTACGATGTCGACATCTGCGCTAACTCCGAGGAACAGGCAAAGACCTCTTTCGACGATATCTGGAATATCCTCGAGAACTCTGGTCAGCGTAGGCGATTTCAAAAAGGCTTCCATTGGAACAAAGAGGAGATCGTCTGCCGGTCGACCAACTCGCGCATTAAGTACCGCACCGACAACCCCAAGTCGAAGGACGGCCTGCGCTCCGGCATGGTCATCTTCGACGAGGTGCATGCCTACCAGAACTTCGACAACATCAAGGTTTTTACGACCGGTCTCGGCAAGAAGCCTCACCCGCGGCGTCTGTACATCACGACCGATGGAGACGTGCGTGACGGCGTGCTCGATAGCCTGCTCGATAAGTCGCGCCGCATCCTCTCCGGCGAGATTCCCGACAACGGATTCCTACCGCTGATCTTCAAGCTCGACACGGCTGACGAAGTCTCCGACAAGCGCAACTGGGTCAAGGCGAACCCGAGCCTGCCGTACCTTCCCGTTTTGGTGAGCCAAATCGAGCAGGAGTATCAGGATTTCCTTGATAATCCCGCAGGCAACGCCGACTTCATGACCAAGCGCATGAATCTGCCTGCCGGCAATCCGGATTACCAGCTCACTGATTACGACAACCTCAAGGCCGCATCGCGCGAGCTGCCGGACCTTTCCGGCATGACCTGTGTTTTCGGCATCGACTTCGCAAAAACCCAGGACTTCGTCGCGGCAGCGCTGCTTTTCCGCGACGGTGACGAGTATTTCGCGATCCAGCACTCTTGGGTCTGCCGCGCGTCAAAGGACTTGGCGCGCATCAAGGCGCCGCTCGATGAGTGGGAGCGCCGCGGCCTGCTCGAGTATGTCGACGATGTCGAGATTCACGCGAGTCTCGTGACCGATTGGCTCTACGAGCAGATGGGCACCTACGACATTCAAGAGGGCGCCATCGACTCATACCGCCACTCGACCTTCATGCGCGAGCTCGATTCAATCGGCTTTTCCGCGAAGGAAAAGACCGTCAAGCTCGTGCGTCCGTCCGACCTGATGCAGATTCAGCCAATCGTCAATTCGGCGCTCATCAACCACCGCATCGCCTGGGGAGACGATCCGATGATGCGGTGGTACGCGAACAACGTTAAGCTCACCGCCGCCGCGCACGGAAACTACTGCTACGACAAGATTGAGCCGAAATCGCGTAAGACCGATGGCTTCATGGCGCTCGCTGCCGCATTCACGGTGGCCGAACATCTGCCTGATACCTCCGACATCGAAATCATCCCAACCATGACCTTCTAGAGGGGAGGCCGTTTGAAAGCTATCGATTTTCTCGGCTTGCGCGTGACTCAGGCCGAGATTGAGCCTGCCGCCGGTGGAAGTGTCGAGACTAAACTCGCCGCAACCACCTATTTCAAGGCGATCGCGCTCGCGACCGCCATCTCATACAAGGCCAATGCGCTCGCGATGTGCCTGTTCCGCGTCTATGAGAAGGGCAAGGAGGTCAACGATGACCTCTGGTACCGGCTGAACGTCGAGCCTAACGACAACCAGAACGCAGCACAGTTCTGGTGCGAGCTCGTCGAGCGGCTCTGCATGCGCGGTGACGCGCTCGTCGTGCCTGTCGGCGACCGCTTCTACGTCGCCGACTCGTACTCACGCGAGGAGCATCCACTTGAGCAGGACATTTTCAGCGGCATCGTCATCGGCAACGCCAACCTGATCAAGAAGTACCGCGCGAGCGAATGTATGTTCTTCAAGCTTGCCGACAAGAACATCTCGTCCTATGTCGAGAGCATGCTCGACTCGTACTCGACACTCATGGCGGCGGCGATGGCGGCATACAAGTCGACCTGCGGTCAGAAATACAAGCTCGTGATGGAACGCAGCATGACAGGCAGTCTCAAGGACGAGGGTGAGACAGAGGCCATGCTCAAGCGCAACCTCACGACATTTATCGACAATGCTAACGCCGTGTACTTCGAGACCAAGGGCTCGCGCCTAGAGCCGGTCAAGGCTGAGAATGCGGTAGAGCCGACCGATATCTCCGACCTTCGTAAAGAGATTTACGACAGCGCCGCCATTGCATTCAAGGTTCCGAAATCGATCATGTATGGCGACATGACCAACATGGGCGACCTCGTCAACACGATGCTTACGTTCTCGGTCGACCCCGAGGCGAAAATGATTTCCGACGAGGTCACGCGGAAGAATTTCAAGCCAGACGAAATCATGGCCGGCACAAAGGTCAAGGTCGACACGACCACCATCAAGCACATCGACATCTTCGATGCCGCGGGACCCGCTTCGCAGCTGGTGTCCTACGGCGTTTTCTGCATCAACGACGTGCTCAAGGCACTTGGTTACGAGCCTATCAGCGACCCAATCGCCGACAAGCGCTTTATCACCAAGAATCTTGGCGCCGTTGAGGACATACTTCGCGACGCAAGCCAAGGGGGTGAAATCTAGTGAAGAAATACTTCCAGCTCACTACCTCCGAGGACGGCACGACCGCCGACCTCGACATCTACGGCGACATCAGCTCGTGCTGGTGGGACGATGACGCCATGTCAGCTCCTAAGCTGTCCAAGCAGCTCGACGAGCTCGGCGATGTGTCACAGATCAATGTTCACATCAATTCCTACGGCGGCGAGGTCGCCGAGGGCCTTGCCATTTACTCGGCGCTCCGCCGACACAAGGCGCGCGTGCGCACCACCTGCGACGGCTTCGCCTGCTCGATCGCGTCCGTGATTTTCATGGCCGGTGACGAGCGCCTCATGTCCGATGCATCGCTGCTGATGATCCATAACGCCTGGACGAGCGCATGGGGTGTCAACGCCGCCGACCTGCGCAAGCTCGCCGACGATATGGACACCATCACGAGCGCATCGAAGTCCGCTTACATGGCGCGCGTCTCCATCACCGAGGACGAGCTCACCGAGCTCATGGATGCCGAGACGTGGATCAGCCCGGCAGACGCCGTCGATATGGGCTTTGCCACCGCAATCGAGACATTCGAGAGCGGCGACAAAGCATCCCAGGGCGCGCGCGATTCGCTCATGGCGCTCGTCATGGCATCCGTCGAGCATCGTGCCGCCGCCAAGGGTGACGACGATGACCAGGACGATACCGATGACGAGGACGGCGCCGACGATAACGACGATTCCGGTGCCGATGACGGCAATTCCGATTCGGACGATGACGAGGGCGACGGTGACGGCGATGATGCCGACTCCGATGACGAGCCCGAGGACCCTGAGAAGGATCCCGACAAGAAGCAGGCTTTTGCCGGCGGCATCGCCGCATTCACGAGCCTTTTCGCCAATTAAAACGAAATAGATAGGAGACTCAATGAGCCTTATCAAGACCACCAAGAGCGCATCCAAGATCGCCGAGGCCTTCCAGTCCGGCGACCCGAAGCAGATGGAAAGCGCCTGGGATGCTTTCGGCAACGAGATCGCCGAGTCCATCCGCGCCGACTTCGAGCTTTACAACCAGTCCAAGGACGATCAGGTCCTTGCAAATCGTGGCTACCGCACGCTGACCGCCAAGGAGTCCGCTTGGTACACCGGCATCGCCCAGGCGCTCAAGGGTGCCGAGTCTAAGCAGGCCTTCATCGACATCCTCGATGACGAGCACGTCGATGACCTGATGCCCGAGACCGTCATCGAGGACGTCCTGCGCTACCTCATCGAGACCCGACCGCTGCTCAGCAAGATTCATTTTGCGAATGCCGGCTACTCGACCAAGTGGATCATCAATGACTCCACGGTGCAAAAGGGCACCTGGGGCGAGATTGACGAGAAGATCACCAAAGATATCAAGAGCGCGCTCAAGGTCCTCGACATCACTCAGGCCAAGTACACCGCTTTCTGCATCATCCCGCTCGACCTTCTCGACATGGGGCCTGTATTCCTCGATGCCTTCATCCGCGCCGTCATGGCCGAGGCGCTCGGCTACGGCCTTGAGGATGCCATCGTCAACGGAACCGGCGTCCATATGCCCGTCGGTGTGACCAAGAACCCCAACGGCGATTTCAATCAGTCCACCGGCTACCCCGACAAGGAGAAGGTTGCCGTAACGTCCTTTGCGCCTGCCGATTACGGCAAGCTCGTCGCCAAGGTCGCGCTCACCGAGAAGGGCAAGATGCGCGACATCAACAGCGTCGTGCTGCTCGTCAACACGGTCGACTACCTGACCAAGGTGATGCCGGCGACCACCGTGCTCGCCCCCGAGGTCGGCGGCTACGTGCGCGACCTGTTCCCGTTCCCGACCGAGGTCATCAAGTCCAATGTCGTCAAGACCGGCACCGCCGTGCTCGGAGTCATCGAGGACTATACGCTCGCCGTCGGCGGCAAGCGCAACGGCGCCATCATCTTCGATGACTCCACCAACTTCCTCGACGATGCCCGCACCTTCAAGCTCATCCAGCATGCAGCCGGTCGCGCCTACGACAACACCAGCTTCGAGGTACTGGACATCACCAACCTCGACCCGGCGTATGTCACGGTCAAGAATGTCAACGCCGCCGCTGCCGCGAGCGTCGAGACCCAGTCCGATACCTCCGAGGCCCACGCCGTCGAGGATGCCGCCGAGCTGCCCGTAGCTTAAGTAGGAGGTAGCGCATGGAGCTTGTCGACAAGGTACGGCACAAACTTCGCGTGACCTACCGAGACGATGAGGTCGATGAGCGCATTGCCGAGATCATGGAGCAGGCCGACCTCGACCTCCGCTCAATGCTCGGCATCTCCGATGGCTCCTTTGACTTCAACGATGCCGGTGCCGAGCGTGCGCTCTATCTCGCGTACTGCTTTTACGAGTGGAATGACGCGCTCGACGATTTCGAGGTCAATTACGCCGAGAAGATCGCCAAGTGCCGAGATAGGTGGTTGGCGGTGGAATATGCTAAAGAAACGGCCTCTACCGAGCTATAGTGACGGCGTGGTTGGGATCTATACCGAGACCCGCACGCCGTCCTCTTTCGGCGCGAAGCGCAATCCGAGCGTCCCCTACGACCTCGATGCGCTCGTGCGTCTGTTCTTCCGCTCGTGCTCGGTGCGCGACCAAGATTACGAGGTCTCCGAACGCCTTGGATTCACGTGCAGCGCGAAGATTTGCACCCACAACATCCAGGCGGTGAAGCCCGGAATGAAAGCGGTCATCGGGGCCACGATCTACGGCATCGCCCACATCGACAGGACGAATACAGAAATGTACCTCTACCTTGATGGAGGCGTGCCGTATGTCGACGCCAGATAGCACGCTCGACCGCATCCGCGACGCGCTCGCGACCGTCGACGATGTCGTTTTCTACGGCACCGCCGCCGGCCTGAAAGAGAGCGACCCGTGGGACTACACTGTCTTTTCCCGCGAGGAGACCCGCGCGAAGGACAACCTGACTGGATATACGAACGTGTATTCGGTCGCGATGGTGCGTGAGAGCTACGTGCCCGACGGTGCCGCCGCCGAGGTGATCGCCGCGATGACCGCAATCCCCGGCATGCGCCTGGACCATGGCACCGCCATCGGGTATTACTACACGACGAAGCCCGGCACCAAGGACGTCGTTGAGATGATGACGCTTCGATTCGTCAAGGCGGTCAAGTCGTGAGCGGCTGGGCATTTATCGGCGAGGCCGATTTTGCCGCCGTCACCGTGGCGGCTCAGCAATACCCAGACAACGCCGAACGCGCCATCAACGAGGTATTGCATAACGAGGCCGGACCGGTCATCTACCGCGGCATCAATCCGCTCATCCATGCATCGGGCAGGACCTTTAAAGGCCATAAGGCATCGGCAAAGGTGTCCGATTGGCCCGAATACCGCACGAATGAGAATCTTGCCGTGACGGTCGCTGCCAAGGGCAACTATCGATACCTCTACTTTCCCGATGACGGCAGCAATACCAACAGGCACGCCGGCAACCAGCAATTTTTCAAGCGCGGCGCTGAGGCGGTAATCCCGAGGATTGTCGAGCGCTGTGTGCAGGCAATTACAAGTGAATGGAGTTGAGATGGCAATCAAAACGACCGTCTTTTCCGAGTACGAAGTGCGCGAGCTCGTCGTGAAGCTCGGCACCGAGACGTGCCCAATCAAGTGCGTCGGATCCCTTGAAGAGGAGACCGAGGTTATCCAGATCACAAAGAAGTGCCGAGGCGTGGTCGCCAAGAAGCGCACGCGCGGCACCGGCAGCGGCACGCTCAAGCTGACCGCGCACATGCCCCGAGACCTCTATAACCGCCTCATGGCCATGAAGTCCGACAAGCTCAAGCCCGGCGTAACCGCCTACGGGCGCTCGTCTGTGCATCCGGAATTCGTGCTGACCGGTCGAGTTTTTGACGAGGACGAAAACGAGAAGCTCAAGGCATGGCCCGTCTGCGTGATGAATACCGGCCCCGCATCCAAGATCGAGAACGGTGCCGAGGAGGTCGCCGAGTTCGAGGTCGAAATCGGATTCTCGCCGGATGAGAATGGCTTCGGCCACTACGAGTGTGACCTCGAAGATGCCACCGAGGACGTAAAGAACGCCTGGATGGAGAGCTTCACCCCGGAGCTTGTCAAGGCGGATGAGTAGCCATGGCGACCAAAAAGGTGAAAGTCCAGGTCCTAAAGGCCTTTATCGACCGCCGCTCCAAGCGCGTGCACGCCGTTGGCGATGTGCTCAACATCACCGATAACCGTCTTGCCGAGATTCGCAAGGTCGACCCTGACCTCGTCCAGGAGATTAACTAGCAGATGTCGGGGCGCTTTGGCGCCCCGGCCCTTATGGAGGACGCGAAATGCCCAAGCCCAAGCGCAATATCAATGCCTCGACCGAGATTGAGATGAGTGATGGCACCAAGCTCAAGCTCACGATCACCTGGGGGCTGCTCATCAAGCTACGAGCGCTCAATAAGCAGCTTTACTCCCAATTCAGCCATGTGGTCATGGCCGGTGCAGCCGATGACGTGCTCAAGATGCTCGATATCGTCTACTGCGGCTATCTCTGCCAGTACATCGAGGACAACGGCACGCTCGCCGATGCGCTCACACAGGACGAGTTTATCGCCGTGGCGCCCGCCGACGTCAATGCCGTCACGATGGCGGCGATGGCACTGATCTCCCCAAAAGAGATGGCGCGTTTTCAGAACCGTTCCGAAAGCGCGCAAGGGAACTAGGCGCCAAGGAGAAATCAAAGCTGGTCGCGCGCCCTCCGAAATTTGAAATAACCGACGTTGAAGATGCCTATGCCTTTTACGTCCTCGTCCTCGGCATGTCCGAGGACATTTTTTTTAACGCCGACATCCCATTCCTATTGAGCGTCATGGCGAACAAAAACGCCTATGACCTCTGGCAATCGTCTGTCGAGAACAAACTCCGAGAGGAGGCAAAGAAGTAGTGGCGAGCAAGAATACGGTTGAAATCAAATTCAAGGCCGAGACCGAGCAGTTCCGCGCCGCCATCAAGTCGGCCAACTCGACCATGACCACGCTTCGCGGCGAGCTCAAGCTCAATGCCGCCCAAATGAAGAACACCGGCGCGTCGGTCGAGGCGCTTACTCGCAAGAAGAAGCTGCTCGAGCAGCAGGACGAGACCCTACAGCAGAAGATCAACGCGCTCGCCTCGCAGCTTGAGGCATCAAACGCCGCCTTCGGCGAGAACTCCGCATCGTCACAGAAGCTCACCAATCAGCTCAACCAGGCAAAGGCCGCACAGCAGAACGTCCGCGCAGCCATTAGTCAGACGAGCACCGAGATTGAGAAGCAGGCCGACGCCGAGCAGCAGGCTGAGAGCGCCTACACGCAGCTGTCCAACAAGATCAATGAGCAGCGCACAAAGCTCAAGCAGTTGCAGACGGCATACGCCGATGCCGTGATCGCCAAGGGCAAGGACTCGACCGAGGCCAAGGAGCTTGAGTCCAACATCCGCGAGCTCAATTCCGAGCTTCGTCAAAACGAGTCCAAGATGCGCGCCGCCGAGGACGCAGCCGAGTCGCTCGCGCGCGAGGAGGACAACCTCGCGGATTCAGCCGATCGTGCAAACGACGGCTTCACCGTCGCCAAGGGCGTGCTGTCAAATCTCGCGAGCGAGGCATTCTCACGCGTCGCCCAGGGCGCAAAGGATACCGCCAAGGAGGTCGTTGACCTCGGCAAGACCTTCGAGCTGTCGCTATCCAACGTCCAGGCACTCTCCGGCGCGAGCGCCGATGACATGGAGCGCCTTGAGGCGAAGTCGCGCGAACTCGGCGGCACGACCACCTTTTCAGCGGCTCAGGTAGCCGATGCATTCGGCTACATGGCCCTTGCGGGCTGGGATACCGAGCAATCGCTCGACGCAATCAACGGCGTGCTCACGCTCGCACAGGCCGGCTCGATGGACCTTGCATCAGCGTCCGATTTGCTCACCGACTACCTGTCGGCATTTTCGATGCAGGCGAGCGATGCCGCCACGATGACGGACGTTTTGGCTTACGCGCAGGGTAACGCCAACACCAACGTCGAGCAGCTTGGCGCCGCATTTAAGAATTGTGCCGCCAACTGCAACGCCGCCGGCATGGACGTCCAGACCACGACGGCTTTTATCTCCGAGCTGTCAAATCAGGGACTTAAGGGCTCCGAGGCCGGCACCGCGCTCAACGCCGTCATGCGTGATATGACGGCGAAGATGTCCGATGGCGCCATCAAGATCGGCGAGACGAGCGTCGCCGTGATGGACGCCAATGGCAACTATCGCGACATGGTCGACATCATGCGTGATGTCGAGAGCGCAACAAATGGCATGGGTGATGCTGAAAAGGCGAGCGCCCTGCAATCGACCTTTACCGCCGACTCCATCAAGGGCCTCAACCTCATCCTCAACGCAGGCACCGATGAGCTCGGCAGCTTCCGTGACGAGCTTTACAACTCGAATGGCGCTGCGCAGGACATGGCCGCAACCATGACTGATAACCTTGCCGGCGACCTGAGCAACCTCGACTCAGCGCTCGAGGAGGTCGGCCTCAAGCTCTATGACAAGTTCAAGGAGCCTCTGCGCGAGTCGGTCCAGTTCGTCAGCAATGACGTGGTTCCGGCAATCGGCACGCTCATCGAAAACTTCGACAAGATCGCGCCTGCCGTGGCTGGCGGTGCCGCCGGTATCGCCGCATTTGCCATCGGCGCGAACATCGTGCCGATTCTGACTGCCGTTTCCGGTGGCGTGACTGCACTTGGCGGTGCGGTCAGTTTCTTGCTCTCGCCAATCGGACTTGTCGCAATCGCGATTGCCGCGGCGACAGCGGCGCTCGTCTACCTTTGGAATACCAACGACAGCTTTAGAAATACCGTGATGGGAATCTGGCAGCAGATTTGCGACACGATTTCCCAAGCTGTTGCCCAAATCCAGCCGGTGCTCGATGCGCTGTCGGTATTTTTCACGACTGGATTGCTGCCGGCGCTTCAGTCTCTTGTTGATGGATACATCACCGGATTCGGCTTTATCGTCTCAGGAGCCTTGGCTTTCGCGTCCGGTTTGCTCCAAGTCATAACCGGCGGGATGACTGTTATCCAAGGTGTAATTGATACAGTTCTTGGCGTAATTGTCGGTATTTTTACCGGCGATTTTACGATGGCGCAAAATGGAGTGCAGACGATTCTAAATGGTCTGTCCTCTATCGCGTCGGGAATTTTAAATGGCCTTGCCGGTGCGATCAGCGGAATTCTTGGCTCGGTCGTTTCTGTCTTTTCAGGCCAGTTTAACGCGATCACCTCAATCGTGGGCGGTGCCCTACAGGGGGTCGTTACTTTCTTTTCCGACAAGCTCGGTGCCGCGAAATCTACCGTGTCAGGCGCATTAAATGCGATTTCGGGATTTTTCAGCAATTGCAGGTTGCAGCTGCCGCACATCAACCTACCGCACTTCTCGATCAGCGGTGATTTCTCAATCGTACCGCCAAGGACGCCGAAAATCAGCGTCGAGTGGTACGCCAAGGGCGGCATCCTGACCAGGCCAACGCTATTCGGATTCAACGGCAACCGTGCCATGGTCGGTGGCGAGGCGGGCCCCGAGGCCGTTCTGCCACTCTCCATCCTGCGCGGATTCATCGAGGACACCTTTGAGCGTCACGCAACCGCAGCTTCGACCAACAATCTACAGATTACCGTCTACGCCCAGGGCGACGCCGATGAGATCGCGGATGCGGTCGCATACAAGGTTTTCGGTGCCATCGACCAGGCGATGACAGCGAATGGGAGGTAGCGCATGGCTTATCATGCCGGCAACTGGGCTGGCCCGGCGGCGCTTTTCCGCGTGGTCGTCGCCTACAGCTTCGAGAACTACCGCGATGACGTTGTCAATCTCAAGGCTCGTTACTATGTCGAGGTCTCTGCCAACTCGTCATTCAACGGCACCATCCTTAAGACGAGTTGGGGTCAGACCGTCAGGCTTTACGGTCAGGGCATATATGCCGATACCGGGTGGTGCGACTGGGGTGATGTTGGATACGGCCACACGGCTCGCGCGAGCATTTCTGCGGACTACACCTCATATTCAGGCGCTTATCACAAGTCATCGGTCGATGGTGTCGAGACGGTCAGCGCACCTGAATGGCAACCGTACAACATCACAAGCCTCAAGGTCGAGCGCCAATCGGACAACTCCGCGAAGCTGTCGTGGGGAAACAACGCCCATGCCGCCCGTCCGTACCGACACATCTACATCGACCAGCGCATCGACGGCGGTGCATGGTCGAATGTAGCCGACCTCACCAACTCGCCGACGTCATGGACCGCATCGACCGCACCGGATCACTCGTATGAGTGGCGAGTCATACCCAACAATTACAGCGGCTCGGCCCATGACTACCAGTACGCCGGGCCAATCTACAACACGCCTGCGCCTCCGAGATTCGTCTCGGTCGCGCGCAAGAGCAACACGATCGTCACAGCCGTGCTTGAAAACAGCTCGAACACGGCCACCTCGCTCGAGTATCAGACGTGCAAGCAGGGGAGCACGGGATGGGGGGAATGGGGCGAGTCGACCTATGTCGACGGCCTCGTAAAGACCTTCGATGTCGACCTCGGCGGCGGCACCTTCAAGCTGCGCGCTCGAAACAAGCGCCTGCACCTCGACAGTGAGTGGGCCGAGTCCGATTCGGTCGTTACGATCTGCCCGCCGATGGCGCCGACACTCGTGTTGCCGACGTCATCTGGCGTCATCGCGTCCAACGAACCTACGGTCGCATACCAGTGGCGACACAACCCGTATGACGGCTCCGATCAGCAAAAGGCAGAGCTCGCCATCAGTATCGACGGCGGCAGCAGCTGGACGGTCGATACCGTCACCGGCAATCAGAGCACAATCGTCAAGACAAACGACTATGGCGTCAACCAGCAGGTCGTTTGGCGCGTCCGCACCAAGGGTGCAGATGACAATTTCGGTCCCTGGTCAGCTAACCGCACCTTTAGCGTGCGACAGCGCCCGACCGTGGTCATCGAGCAGCCCGCGGACGGCTTTGTCATCACCGACGTGCCGGTCTCGCTAAAGCTGACGTATATCGACCAATCCGGTACCGTGCAGGCATCGACGCTCACGATCATGCGCGGCGACGAGGCGGTCTTTACAAAATCGCTCGGCAAGTCCCTCGCGACCACCATCACTGCCGACGAGTGGGTACCGGTCGACGGCGAGACCTACGTCATCAGCGTCATGTCACGATCGACCTCGTCGCTCACGGCGACCACAAAGCGCACCGTCACGACCAAGTTCCGACTGCCTCAGCGCGGGAACATCTTCGTCGAGACTGATCCGGCCACCGGATGCGCGACCGTGCAGGTCAGGCTCTCGCGCGACAGCGAGCTCGCCACTGCCGTGTGCCTCGACCTCTACCGTGTGACTGAGACCGGTCGCATCAAGATCGGCTCGGACATGAGCGACGGTGCTGAGGTTATCGACCGCTTCGCGCCGCTCAACGTCGAGTACACCTACGAGGCTGTCACGACCTCCGGCACCGGCGCCGTCAACACCTCGACCGCCACCGGCGTCATCGAGACGCCGTGGTGGTTCATCATCTACGATGGCGGCATTGCCCAGGCTATGTGGGAGCCATCCGGCTCGCGCACGCCGACACGACCGTCTGATGAGATCGTCGAGCTCGATGGCAGGACGTGGCCTCTGCTCATCCAATCGCGTCAACGCTCGCTCAAGATTGATTTCTCAGGATGGGTTGAGTCGCGAGAGCAGGCGCGCGCATTTGAAAGCATGACATTCGCCTCCGGCGACAAGATCTATAAGGGACTGTCCGGTGACGTTTTCCATTGCTCTGCCTCGGCGAAAATCGATGAGGAATATGACGGCTTCGAGGACTACAGCGCTTCGGTCTCGGTATCCATCACGAGGGTCGACGGCGGTGAGGTCTGATGGCCGACTGGAAGGGTGCCCGCTACGATGCAGGATGGCTCTACCGACGTATCAAGTGGGGGACGTGGGACGAGCTCGGACTTTACAACAACATCGAAAGCGCGAGCATCAACCGCTCGGCATTCGACACGCTCAAGACATCCGGCTCGCTCAAGTATTTCGGCACTGCGCCCGACGAGGTGGACGCGCTCGCGCTCATCTACACGTTCCGCGACCGAAACGGCGAGACAGTCGAGCAAAGGCGCGCGACCGTCCTGGTCGAGTCTGATGAGCCCGACTACACCTCGCTCGATGGCGGTGGCGTGAGACAATCGGGCACCGCGAAGCTCTATTCGCTGCTCAAGGTGCTGTCTGATACAAAGCTCAAGGTGCCTTACACGGTCACGGCTGGCACCAACGCTATCGCCGCGGCAAACCAGATCATCACCGGTGCCGGGCTCCGCACCAACTGCCAGTCATCTAACTATCTGTTGAGTTGCGACCATACGTTCGCGCCTGACGATACTCTGCTCGATGTGGTCAACTACCTGCTCGATGCCGCGGGCTACGGCTCAGCAGATACAGATGCTTATGGCACGGTTATCCTCAAACCTTACGTCGAGCCGACCGCCCGCGAGCTCGCCTGGACATTTGCCAACGACGAGACCTCGACGCTCATGCCCGGTATTAAGTCAGAGAACGATTGGCGCAACACGCCCAACATCGTCGTACTCACCTATGAGACCGACGATGAGGTGCTTGTCGCCCAGGCGCGAAATATCGACCCAGAGAGCAGGGCATCGCTGCCCTCGCGATCGTGGCGCGAGAACTCCACGGTCGAGCAGGTCAGCGAGCTCGGCGGCGAGACCCAGGAGGAACGCCTTGAAAACCTCAAGGCGCTCGCGCGAAAGAAGCTGCTCGATGGCAGCTCCGAAATCCAGTACACCAAGGTCAAGACGCTGCTCGTGCCGGTGGAAATCAACGATGCCGCCGGCCTGCGGTACTCAGGTCTCAAGCGCCAAGGCGCGATCACCTCAATCGACACCTCGTGTACGCCTACAGGCGAGTCGAATGTCAAGATTCGAGAATTCATCCGGCGCGACCTGCTTGTCGATGTGACCGGTCAGGCCATCGCAGCGTAAAGGAGGTCAGACCATGGCCGACAGCATGGTCCGCGAGGCCGAGCGAGCCTTACGGCTCGGCAAGGCGCCGCGCTCGCCCGATTACCACGTCAGAGGCAAGGTCGTGGCGGTGAAGGACGGTGCCTATCAGGTGCGGCTTGCCGCCGCCGAGAACCTGACCGCATGCTCGCGTTACTGCGACGCAAAGGTCGGCGACACCGTCCTCGTCCTCGTCATGTCGAGCGGTCAGTGCGCCGCCATCGCAAAGTTAATCAAGTAAAGAGAGGGGCGTTATGGCTCAAGAGCTTACATTTGATACCAAAAAGCCCGAGAACGCCTTTAAGGAGCAGCGACTCGACCCGCTGCGCCGCGGCGAGCGCGGAAACCGTGAACTCACGGTAAGCATCGCCTCCAAGGGCGTTCCCTACGATCTCACCGGATGCACGGTGCGATTTATCGGCACCACCGGTGGCGGTCAGCTCGTTGGACCGTCTGAAATCGAGGTCACAAACGCAACAGTCGGCATGGTGCGCCACCTGCTGCCGGCAGAGATGTCGACCGATGCCGGTCTCGCGCGTTGGTACTACGAGATCTACAGGGGAGAGGATTACCTCGACACGACCGAGACATGCTCGGTCAAGGTCTTGCAAAGTGCCGATATCGGCGGTCAGCAGGCGACGGTCTATATCTCGATTTTGGAACAGGCGAAAATCGATGAGCAAGCGCGTGCCGATGCCGAGTCAAAACGCGCTGATGCTGAGATTCAGCGCGAGGCCAACGAGCAGGAGCGCGAGACCTCATTTGTCGAGATGTCCAACAAGCTCGCCGCTGCCGCCGCTACCGCAAAGGCGGCTCGCGATGATGCGACCGCCTCTGCCAAAGCCGCCGAGAAATCGGAACAATCTGCTGCTGCTAGCGCTTTGAGTGCCGGCAAATCGGCAGATAGCGCAGCCGCCGTAATCAAGGATACCGAGGCGGCTGCTGCCGATGCGCGCCTTGCGGCAGACGAGGCGCGAGGCTCCATCTCAGCCGACAAGAGCATGTATTTCAAGCGCATCACTGATGAAAATGGCGACACGTGGCCTGTCATCGTAGATACGACCGTCAAGGGGGACTAAATGGATCATATCTTTCCGGCAAACGACACGATGGAGAATGGCTTTGCTGCCGTTGCCGATGCAATCCTGAGCCTGAATGTCGCACCTGCGCCTTACCCCGAATGGGATGCCGCCAAGGGCGAATTCACCGTCAAGTCAATCCTGCGATGGCTGAGCTCCGAGAGTGACGGCAAGATCTACGCCGTCGACCAGACGCTCGATGCCGTCCAGACGCTCACAAAGAGCCTCGCCAACGCAGACATCGCCAATCCGGTGCCGTCCACGCTGCTCAAGCCCGGTACCGACCCTTACATGGGTGTTGGTCCGTTCCGTTACGAGCACGTCAACGGCTACAAGGACGATGCAGGCGCCTGGCATATTACCGGCATGCGTTCCTTCGGCAATTTCAGCTATACGGACGGTCGAGACGTTTTCGCCCTCGCGCCCGTGCGTTATGTGTTTCATGGCATTGTCGATGGCAAATATCGCGTTGCATGCTCCGATCGTCCTCACGTGGGCTACGTGCCCGAGGATCGTTCGCTGAGACTCGACGGCACTCTTGAACCGTTCATGTGCCGCGCCGCGTTTGGCGCATCCAAGGATTCCTCCGGCAAGCCCTGCTCGGTCGCCGGCGCCAAGCTTTGGACCCGTAGCTGCTCTCATAACTCGATGAATGAGGCTGCTAAGAAGAAGGGCACCGAGTACAGCGGCTACACCGCAGCCGACTATGACTATATTTACGAGATGAACCTGCTCAAGTATGCTCACAAGTCGAGCCAGGCCAATTTCGCGGGCTGCTCGAACCATACCGAGCAGACGCCCGTGACGGTTGCTGGTTCCGGCGCTCCTACCGTCACCATCGCCAAGACCGTCGCCGACAAGTGGCCCATCGGATCTGCCGTCATGGTCGGCACCACAACGGTCGCCGGTCGAGACCGAGGCAATGCCGACGCTTTCGACATCGCAGATCAGGCCAATATCGTCAAGAAAACGGTCAATGGCGACAATGTCGTTCTGACGCTCGATTGTGGCAACATCACGACCAAGGTCGGTCAGCTCGTCTCAACGGCTCCGTGGAATCCCGGCGCGACCGTCGGCATCGTCGGTGACGGCTCGCCTTATGACAACAAGTCCGGTCGCGAGCCCTTTGCCATCCAAGGTATCGAGGTCATGCTCGGCGCCTGGGAGATTCTCGGCGATCAGCTCGTCAAGGGCGAGGATGACGGCTACGGCTACTATCTCGTCGAGGACACGTCCAAGTCTGCTACCTCCGTGACCTCCGACTACACCAAGATTTTTACGCTGCCGATCAAGGCTGCGGATGGCGAGATGTATCCGTCCGCAATGGTCAAGGGCAAGGGCTCTCTGGTGCCATATGGCACCGGCGGCTCAACCGGCGCAGGTGTCGGTGACGGCATTTGGTATTACGGTGGGAAAAAGACCGATACGTATGAAGTCCGTGTGTTCGGCATCCTCGGGAATGGCTCTGGCGCTGGCTTGCGCCGCGCGGGCCTCTACTACTGGCCGGGCGGGGCGTGGTGGTACAACGCTTCGCGCGTCTCGCCGAATGGTCGAAACAGGGTGAATGCCGACGTGCCGCCGCAGGCGGCGTAAGTCGGCAGA